TGCTAATCCTGAGAAAGATGCGCAGAAGCCTATCGATCCTGATGACGATGGACGAGAAGCTTATTCCAGTGCAGAATCTGGCACAGGGACACAAGCTTTTTCATCTGGTGCTGTTATAGATATTTCTCCTGACGAGACTGATGGAGTTAATGTTAATACCAAAGCATCTGGTGGGGCTGGTGGTGAAGGTGTTGAAGGTGGGGGTGATGGAAGTGTCACGATGATTGCTCCCCAAGATGCCTCGTATAGAACTACAGAAGATGATTTAAGGTCTGATTATGATTCCGATTTAAAGCCTATTAGTCGTGATTTCCGCAATCTTCATGTTGTTAAAGAAGGGGGCGGTGACGGTGGTGGTGGTGGTGGTGTCGGAACTAGTGGCAGTTTTGGTGGAGGAACGGCTTTAAGTGTTGCTGGTAGTGGTGGAGATGCTGTTCATACAGATACTCATGGACGAGTTGCACGTAAACGCACCTCTAGTGGACAAGAAGGACTAGATAAAGGTTCGTTAAGTAAAGATAGTATGGATGCGGGTTCGTATGAAGGAGTGTCCCAGCTTCCGTATCCGTCCGATGATGATACTCGTCCTCCACGAACTGTGGAACGCCATAAGCCTGGAGATTCGGAAGAGGATGAAGCAGAACAACGGGCTTCAGCACAGGAACATGATATTCCTAAACATCAGCAACCTATTGGACCAGACTATGCTAGTAGTTATGTGATTGCGGAAGAAGATAGATATAGTCCTACTGAAGTATCAGAAAAGCCAGAGGATGAACTTGTTAGACGAAAATTTATTGATGAGGATCATCGTCTGAGAAGTATTAATGATAATGCAGCAGAGCAGTATACGAATTTATCTATGCTTTCTGCTGATTTAATGAATCATACTTTAGGTAAGGGTGATACTCCTGAGTCTTTAGGTGAACTTGATGTTTTTAAAGTATTAACTGCTAATTCTATCAAAAAGATGGATACGGGACGTACTTTAGTAGTTGGTGGATGGGGAAATTATTACATTGTAGATCGTGAAGGTCATCGTCTTGGATTAGAAGGCATGCGACGGGCAATGAATAATTTCCTGGGTAAGAAAGAATTTGCCAATATGAATATTTTCCACTCTGGAATTCAGGTTGGACAGATTCTTAAGAGATTTGTAGATGCGAGTGGAAAAGAATGGAAAACTGAGGTTCGACCTGAAGGATTGTTTGTTGTTGCAGCTTTTAGAACTGATTTAGAAGTTTCTAGAAAAGCTATGGCAGAGGTCTTAAAAGGTGGAATGAGGGGTTTTTCTATTGCTGGAAATGCTAAAGATAAGAAAACTATTTGTGAACATGGTAAATGTTGGACGGAAGTGACTGATTTAGAAATTTATGAAGTAACTTTATGTGTTACTCCTATGAATCCTAAGTCATATATAACAGATATCATACAAAAACCAGACCCAATGGTCTGTCCAGAATGTTATAACGTAAAACAATTAGAGTTTGATTCTAGTTTACGACCTAAATAAATTTTAATTATTGTAATTTTTTGGTAAAAATATAGACATCTGAAATATTTTATAATATTATGTAAGTTAGTCCTATATTAGGAGGGGCAGAGTATGGCTTCCAATACTTCAGAGCTTCTGCCTATTTTGAAGGCTTTGCGAGAGTATATCGTCAAAGAGTATGGGGTGAATTATCCTCCTCATGTTCGTGGCGAAGATGCTACTCAGAAATCATTGCCGGATAACTGGGTGGACAAGTTGGAACCCCTTAGTGGCGGTGATACGGTAGGACGTTCCCAGCATGGTTCGCAGGGAGCAAAGACTACTAAAGCTGGTACTCAAGGAACTGATCCATACCTTCATAAGAGCGACCTTGAGGCTATTTTAGCCGATTTCGCTAAGCATATGGTGGATGGACAGAGTGTGCAAGCTGGTGGCTCACGGGCTGATGGCATGCACGGAGCGGGGGGATATTCGTATCCTGGTGACTCCCGGCGTATTCCTGAAGGTCTTGAGAAAAACGAACATGAAGATGACATGGACGACGAAGACATGATGGAAGACGAAGTCGAAGACATCGAAGATGATGTCGATGACGACGAAGAAATGATGGACGAAGAAGAAGACGAAGATATGGAAAAGAATTACATGGCACGTAGTGCCGATGGTATCAATGAGCTTCTGAAGGACATCAAAGGGTTGCTTTCGTCTCGCAATCAAGAAAAACAGCAATATGCTGCGATTCATGGTGAGATTAATGATCTCAAAAAGTCCGTGCAGAAAGATGTCAAAGATGGCATTCGCAAGGGATTGAAGAGTTTCAACCTTAATCCTTCGCATGGCGATATGGCTACTCGTACTCCTATTTATAGTGAGCAGCAAGAGCCAGAACAGCATTACAATGAAATGCCCGATCAGCGCATAGGGGTGGAAGGCGATTCATTCCAGAAGTCTGATGAAGAGTACGCTGCTGACCAGTTCGTGGACGGCATCGAACAAATCGTCCGGCAGACGGATGCTAATGACCTCCGTGGTCACTTTAAACTGGTGAATGGGATGCGTAATCAGACTGGGGAATTGACCCCTCAGACCCTGTATTACTACCCACGACCTTCAAATGGGAGGTCTAACTAATGGCTGACCTAAGCATTGCGCAGTATATATCTTCTGCGGAGCGAAATCTGCGTAGCTCACTGATGCCACCTGGTTACTTTGCTAAGCAAACGTACCTTCAGGTATCAGATGTGTTCACTGCAACCTATGGCCGGAAGGTCTGGGATGCATTGAACAACCAGACACGATTCTGGAACATTCTTCGGAAAGTTCAATGGGGACCAACCACTGGTTGGCGTTTGCGGTCTGACCGGGGTTCGGATCGATCTCGACCCGTAACCGAGACTGGCTCACTCCCAACCGTCGATGTCAGCAACTACGTCAACGTGGACTCTGCTCCTCGTATCGTTGCTACTGACTTCGGTGTCTCACTCAAATCCCAGATCATGAGCGGTCTGGAAGGTGGTATGGGGGACAACCTCGCTGTAGAGCAAGAAGCTGCTGCGAGGGACCACATCAAAGAGTTGAACCAGGAACTCCTGCTTCGCTCGATGACCATCTGCTCGACTGCTGGTGCTTCTGGTACTGGTGAGATAATTTCCGCTGGTAACACTCTCCGTGTTGGTGACACCTTTGGTGGAACCACCATCGGTGATACTGCTCTTACGTACTCTGGCCTTGATGCGCAGAATGATGCTACCTGGACGGGTGGCGGATCTGTGACTGACGGCGAGATTATTTATATAAAGAGTCGTGCTGGCTTCACTTCTCTTGACGACATTGTCGAACAAGATGCTCGTGTTGTAGCTGGTGTGACTGTTACTAACGGCGTAGACGTATATAATCAAGCTACTCGTACCGCCGGAGATCACGTTTCCGCTGCTACCGTTCTAGGTAATAGTGGTACGGGCCGTAACCTTACGTTGGCTCTGCTAGACCAGGCCATTCGTGAAGTTCGTGTAAATGGTGCTGACCCAGACGTAATTCTGATGGGTTATGACCAGTTTGATCGTCTATCTTCCCTGCTGCAAGCTCAGCAACGGTATCTGGACTGGGGCGAGTTCGTTGTCAAAGTTGGTGACGAGTCCACTCTTCCAGGTTCACACGCTGGCTTCCAGGTGGCTACTTATAGGGGCATCCCCGTCATTGTCGATCCTGATGTTCAGGGTTCGTTCACTTCGGCTGATGCTAACCTTGGTAGTAATGTGTATGTCATGGATACTAGGTACTTGGAACTCGCTATTGCTGCTCCTACGCAGTATATCGACAACAGGGACTTCTTCCAGGCTAACGCATTTGTCCTACGTGGACTGTTCTACACCATTGGTGAACTACGGTCTTTGCGTTTGGATGCACACTCTAAGATTACTGATCTGAACGCTTAGTTTAGGTTAGTCGCTAATATCTAGTCACGGAGGGTAGGGTGATTTATCACTCTTTCTCCGTGGCTTTCTGATACTGATTAATAAATTTTCTTGCTGGAAGTAAGAGGGTAACCTCTGAGGGTGGGATTGGTGGAATCCAGTAAGAGGAGTATATAATGGCTGTTACGTGGACAACGACAATAATTCATGAAACCGTTTTTGGCAACAAGAGAGTTGTTACTGCGGATATAGAAGCTACTGGCACGAGCACCGTCACAGCGGTGGGAGATGCTTATGCTCCATCTGCTCTGGGCCTTAGAGGCTTTGATATCGTTATGATGAGTGG